CGTTGAGTAGGTTGGAACCATCAATAGCGGGCAGAATACCCGTTAATTGACCCGCAGGAAGACCTGTAAGACCCGCCGCAGATCCAGCGAAGGATGTTGCGGTAACGACTCCAGTGACCTCTGCACCACCCTCAGAGAGGGTTACGGCAGTACCTACATATGCTCTCTGACCAAGAGTACTTTCACCATCTACCTGAAGGTTCCTGTAGATTCTTACCAGTCTATCTGGGTTTCCACCTGCACTGTAGATTCTCAGTGCATCTTTCTGTAGGGCAGGAATACCTGGGTCAGTTGTCCTAAAGAGAATACTACCAATCTCACCTGGGGAATCTGTCCCATCAAAGTTAGTAATCTCTAAAGTCTGAGTAAGTGCTTCGTATGCAATCCTAGACTTATCGGAAAGGAAGTTAATCGTAGATGCAACAGAAATACGATCACCAAACTCAGATGTGCCCTCTACAGTTAGGTTACTGTAGAGATGAACGTTTGCAGTTGTATTGATTCCAACTCCACCATTACTCCAGTAGTTTGGAGCACCCGTGATAGAAGCGATACCACCCGCAAGAGAAGCGGTGATATTCTCACCGAAGTTCACCGTGGCAGCAACACCCAATACGGTGTTGTTCTCTCTGATTTCTACTCCACTTCCCGTTGCAACTACATTAGTCAGGAGAGAACCATCGATTGCAGGAAGTTGACCAGTAAGGTTTGCTGCATCCAAAGTTCCATGGAAACCAGTTGCAGAAACAATACCAGCAACGTTCAGTGCCTCATGCAATACAGTAGTATTGATACCACACTTACCAGTACTATCGAAGTACTGTCTTACAATCCCAGAACCATCGGAAAGAACGATATTGTAATCACTCGTTCTAATATCAATATCATAATTGTTACCAACAAAAGATCCAATGACTACATTGTAATCTCCACTCGTTATATTCTGACCAGCCCTATCACCCAGACCAATGTTGTATCCACCAGTGGTCACTTGGTATAGAGCATACTCTCCATATCCCAGGTTGTGTCCAGGAGATCCAGATTGAACAGAAGCAAGAGTATTGTCACCAATACCAATGTTTCTCTGAGATCCAGACCCGAGAGAATTATTTCCTATTTTTATATTTGTACTTCCAGGTATCTGAATATGACCACCTGTTAGTGTGGAGATACCAGAGACACTGAATGAAGTGGCTTTGAGCACACCTTCAATACTTGTTTGTCCTTTGACCTGAAGTTGCAGTTCTCCAGGAGCAAGAGTAGTACCAATACCAACAGAAGCCGTAGTTCCAATACCAAGAACACCAGAGGTCCAGGCACCGTCTCCAGACCCTGAGGAGGAGATGGTAGCGATACCACCTGTGACTTCAATGAGGGTGTTTTCGCCCGCTTGTAGGGACGTTATGACCCCTGTCAGTCTGGAACCATCACCAAGATAGGATCCAAATACAGTGACACCTAGACCCGTAGTCTCAAACTTCTTCGTTACGCCATCGTATAGTTCTACAGATCCACCAGGGATGAATCTTGCAACAGCATTATTACTATTATCTCTGATACTGACTGGGTTAGCAGACTGAGTTACAAACTCCGATCCATTATAGAACTGATTAACTTCCTGTGCGAATCCATACTTGACCTTGATATTATTATCAAGAAGAATACTACCAACAGACGTAGGACTAATGGTGATATTACCATAAACAGTCAATGCTTCTGTGGCAGTGGTTGTACCAATACCAACAGAAGATACGGTGTTAATTCCAGTAGTATTCTTGGACCAGTATCCTGTTCCGAGACCCGCTACAATGTTGGTCAGTGCGATAGAAACGTTAGTAATGGAAGAGATCTTACCATTACCATCAACTACAATCTGAGGGACTGTAGAATCATTACCATATGTTCCAGGACTTGCACCAGTAAGATTCGTAAGAGCACCACCATTACCAAAGAATTGTGTGGCAGTAACAACTCCACTCAGATTAAGACTTGCATTGCCATTTAATGAATCTGCAACGTCTGCTCTATTTGCCCTTGGTGCAACAACCTGTTGAGAGTAGGAAAGGATGGACCAACTATCACCATCAATACCTACAATCCAGTCACCAGAGTAGACACTAGAAATTCCAGGGTTAGTGTACGTTGCAATACCAACGTCAGCACCACCCTTAGATACAATGAAATAATCACCAGTATTAATACCAACACTAGGAAGTGTCAGACCGATTCCAAGTCCTGGTCTTCCTTGACCTACAATAGTCAGACCAGTTACTACACCTGCAACGGCATCATAGAAACCTACAATGTTTAGGTTGGTTCCCAATGAATTGATTTGCGCTTGCAGAACTCCTACATCAACAGAGGTAGAAATTCCAGTCAGTTGAGATCCATCACCTCTGAATGAGGTTGCAGTAACAATACCACCAACAACAGTGATACCATTGGCATCAACAGTTTTCGTCAAGAACCCAGTATCATTTGTGAACTGGGAGAGTGCTGTTGGAGTATTAGTTAGATTTAGATAGTTTCTATAATAAGATGGTAACTGATTATCAAAGTATACTGCATTGGTAGCAATACCTGATATGTCAGAATACCTTGCGGTATCGAGTCCTGTAATGGGGGTTAAGCCTGTGCCATCACCTAGCGTATTATAAATCTCGGTAAAGTTTTGGTTTACCTTGATAGCCCCCTGTCTCAGGGTATCTCCCGTACCGTCGTTACTGGCAGCTCCAGTATTGATTAACTGAATAGGCATTATCGACAGGGATTAACACATATAAAGTATTTATCACCCTGTCTTTCGGAGGTACTTGAATTTGAGTGCTTGTATCATCCAAGCTTGAGATAAACTCTTGGGTCCATAGAGAAGTATTTCTACTTCTTTGTCCCCAAGAGTAGGATCACTTAGAGCTAATTTTTTCCACTCTGGGAGTTGAGTCATTATAGTTTGAATCCTGAGAAAGCATCCTTTGTAAGATCTTGTTTAATTCCACCCACTACATAAGATTCTACTTCAGTCTCTTGTGGTGCAACTTGCAGACCCTTGGAAGAGATCCAATGTTCAGTCCAAGGAAGTGGATTGTTCTTTGCTGGAATATCAAAGATAGGTTTCAATCCAATCGCCTTCATGCGACGATTAGCAATCCATTCCACATATTGAATCAAAAGTTTATCATTAAGACCAATCATACTACCATCTTTGAAAAGGTATTGGGCCCATTCCTTTTCCTCTTCAACAGCCTTTCTGAACATATCAATGACGTTCTCTTCTTCCTCTTTAGCAATCTGTAACATGTCAGGATCATCACCATCCTTCCACTTATTCATGATGTTCTGAGTCAGGACTAAGTGTTGGTTTTCGTCCCTGGCGATAAGAGAAATGATCTTTGCCGATCCTTCCATGAGCTTAAGTTCGCCAAAAGCGAACGAGCACGCGAAGGAGACATAGAATCTAATTCCCTCCAGAATGTTGACGTTTGCGACTGCTCGATAGAGTTTTCGTTTGAGTTCATAGAGTTCGTTTTCTGCGCTAGGAACCCCATCTAGATAATGCTCCCACATTGGACCAGACCCAAAGTTCTGTGCAGCATTAATGAATTCATTATAGGCTTTCGTAACTGATTCAGCTCTAGAGAGGATCTTCTGGTCATCAAGAATGGTGTCGAAGACTTCAGTAGGATCTGGATATACATTCTTGATGATATATGTATAAGAACGAGAATGTATGAGTTCCATAAATTCCCATGCTGTCATAGCAGCTTCCAATTCAGGAAGAGAACAATAAGGAATAAAAGCCATTCCAGGACCACGACCCTGAACACTATCCAAAAGGATCTGATACTTGAGGTTAGAAGTAAAGATATGTTTCTGTTCATCTCTTAGAGACTGATAGTCAGCTCTATCTTTCTGAAGAGAAACTTCTTCTGGACGCCAGAAGTATCCAAGTTGTTGTTGAGTCAGTTTATCAAAGACAGGATACTTATAAGAATCATATCTTTGAACTCCTAAAGGAGCACCGAAAAACATCGGTTGCTTCTTTAGGTTTACTTTATTTTGATTGAATACCGTCATCCCTTCAGGGAGAACTTTGATGTCGTCTTTCTTTGTTCTTTCTTCAGATCTTACAAGATTCACAGTCTTCTTCCTCCTGGGTTTCGATATCGGATACTAGTTGCTCTAAGGATAATTTCTTTTCGTCTAACTCATCATTCTTCATATCGTGGGTGTTCTGGTAATAAGAGGTCTTCCAACCATACTTGTAAGTATTCAGAAAATCATTTGCCATCACAGTAACTGGCACTTCATTGTCTGGATAGTTCTCTGGATTATAACTCCAGTTGCCAGAGATTGCCTGGTCGAAGAACTTTTGCATAACAGCAACAATCTTTATATATCCTTCATTAGATTTCATGTCCCAGAGCAAAGTATAATTGTTCTTCAGAGATTGATACTGCGGAACAATCTGCTTAAGAGGCCCTTTCTTTGACTTCTTAATGGACAAGTAGTCTCTAGGAGGTTCGATTCCATTGGTTTCGTTTGACACAACGGAACTGCTCTCTGATGGCATCTGTGCGGACAGTGTTGAGTGCCTGAGACCATGTTCTTTGATATCTGCGCGAAGACTATCCCAATCATAGTGGAGTTCCTCAGAAGTAATCTCGTCTACGTCCTTCTTGTATGTATCAATAGGGAGAATGCCATCAGAATACTTTGTACCACTGAACTGAACGCAGCGTCCTTTCTCTTTTGCAAGTTGATTAGATGCTTTCAGAAGATTATATTGGAAAGACTCTGTGAGTCTATGTACCGCGTCCCAGGCGTCCTGTGAGTCGTACTTCCACCCATTCTTAGCCAAATAGTGTGCAAGACCAATATAACCGATTCCAAGGGATCTACGACCCAACGTGGCCAACTCAGCAGCGTTAACAGGATAGTTCTGATAATCAATCAGTTCTTCAAGTCCACGAACAGCGATGTCACAAAGGTTCTCCAGTTCATCAAGATCACGTAGTTTGCCGATGTTGATAGCAGAGAGAATGCACAAGGCAATCTCACCATCAATAGCATCAATATGATTAAGTGGTTCTGTGGGGAGGGTAATCTCCTGACACAGGTTACTCATGTTCACCTTGTCTTTGAACGAGGAGTGACTGTTGCAATGGTCGATGTTCATAATATAGATTCGACCAGTCTCTGCTCTCTCCTTCAGGAGATCCAGAATGAGTCCTTGAGCACGGACAGTCTTTCTTGGAACACGGACATCTCGTTCATAATCCACATATAAATCGTCAAATCTATCAGTACCAAAAGCATCATACAGACCTGGCACATCGTGAGGGCTGAAGAGGGAGATCTCCCCATCTTGGATGAATCGCTCATAGAACAGTTTACTGATTTGGATACTGTAGTCTAAACGACGAACACGATTATCTTCGGTTCCTTTATTGTTCTTTAAGACTAGGATGTCTTCGATCTCTTGGTGCCAGATAGGAAAGTGGACAGTAGCTGACCCACCTCGGATGCCGTTTTGTGTGCAGCATCGGACAGTTGACTCAAACTTTTTGAGGAAGGGGACCACACCTGTGTGTTGAACCTCTCCGCCTCTGATCTTACTGTTGATGCCACGGATGCGGCCCGCGTTGATGCCGATTCCCGCCCTTTGTGCAACGTAGCGGCCAATTGCCATATCAGAGCTAAAGATAGAATCGAGGGTGTCATCAACATCAACAAGAACACAGCTAGCAAATTGTCGAAGTGGAGTTCGCACTCCCGCCATGATAGGTGTGGGAATGTTGATTTTGTGCTTTGAGATTGCGTTGTAGTATCGTCTGACATAATCGAGTCTGTTTTCTTGAGGATACTCAGCAAAGATTGTCATTGCAATCAATGCGTACATAAACTGTGGTACTTCGTAAACTTGATTGCTGCTACGATCTTGGACTAGATACTTATCTACTACTTGACGAAGACCAGCATAAGTGAACAGAAGGTCACGATCATGATCAATAAAGCTATTTACCTTTTCAATTTCTTCTTCGGTGTACTTCCGTAGAATATCTGCATCATAGATTTTCTTATCAACACCATTCTTGATCTGAGTCAATAGATCAGGAAGATCAATCATTCCACCATATAGACTCTTCCTAAGAGAGAAAAGAAGAAGTCGTGCAGCAACGAACTGATAATTAGGATGATCCAAATCAATTAGATCACTAGCACTACGGATAAGAATCTCTTGGATCTCTGCCGTGGTAATACCATCGTAAAACTGAATGCCAGAATTAATCTCTACTTGGGACGCAGAGACTCCTGCTAATCCACTACATGCTGCATCAACCATTTTATGCAGCTTATCCAAATCAAGAGACTCAACTGAACCACTTCTCTTGATTACTTTGATACCATTGCTCATACTCGTTTCCAGTTTTGTAATTTTAGTTTAGCTTCTAGTCCGCTGTAGATGTTAGATTCTACCAGATTTTGAACTTCAAGTCCAGATAAAACCATGTCATTTAAGTCCTTCTCCTGAATTTCTTTTGGCCATATCACTACCTTATTTCCGTACTCGGCGGTCTTAGTAATCTTCTCAACGATCTGTCTGTTTCTTGGTTCGTTGTCGTAGACGAATACAAACTCACAATCCATAAAGCGCAAGTCAACATCGCTACCACACATAGCGATAGAGTTCCCAATGAAATAGGAGTCGAAGGGTCCTTCTGTGACATAAACAAGATTCTCACGATTAATTTTGTCGAGACCAAAGACCTTGGGAGCATCGTCCTCAAGCATGATCGTAATGTATTTAATTTTTGATTTGGGTACTAATGACCTACCTTGGTATCCAATTAAGCGTCCCTCAAACCTAAGGGGAATGATAATGCGCGGTTCGTCTTTTGTGACATTATCGAAGGTCTCCTTGTGTTGGTTTGTCCACTCTTTAAAACGTTCGACGTAGTACAGATCTTCCAGTGCCTGACTGGGAAGTTGTCTACCCTGTTCTAGGTAAATTCGAGCGGGATGTTCTTTATTTAGGTTTGAGATTTTCTCCAGAGAGGACAAAATATCCTTCGGTTTGAAGGTTGGTTTTTGGAACTTGAAGTCGGGTTTGGGAGTGTTTGATTTACGTCCTACAGCACCTCTCTTATACCGCTCCATGACGTACTGATCATGTACGATAGGGTCTTGATCCTTCAGGAAGTTTGTGAGGGTTTTGGTGACCCCACAGTTATGACATTTAAAATTATAATCATTTTTTACGAGATACAAGTATCCCCTCGCCTTGTTCTTATGCTTCTGCGAGTCTCCACAATAAGGGCATCGGAAGTTGTATAGTCCGTTTTTCTTCCTTGCAAACTTTTGTAGCCGTGACGAGACTAAACCGATATACTTGTCGTCAACGAATACCATCTACCAGAGCACTTTGAGGTGGCTCTATACTACCTGAATTTGCGGGCAGTGTCAACAACGCCCCAAAAATATCTGCACCCTTAAGGATGAAGACCGCAGCAACACCAATGCCTACAGCCATCCATCTAAATTTGTATAAATCATCAATCTTCTTTTCCATCTGTTCGAATCTCTCTGAGAATCTTTCGAACATTTTCTCATCATATCTCTGATGATCGTTGATCATTTTAATGATCGCAGCGTTGGCTTTGTCACCCTCGTCTAATCTATTCTCGTGACGCTCCAGGATGACAGCAACCTTGTTACTGTTTTCTGAGATTGTTCCGACGGCTCTTTCGAGTTTGTCGAGCATTTCTTTTGATAGGTCTTCATAAATATCGAGTTTGCTTTCAAGGACCGCCAATTTACCAAGACCGAATGCCATTTATCCGTCCTTTAGTTCTTTTACTTTTTTAAGTTTTCTTTTTAATGGTTTAGTCAATACTTTATCATATCCAGCAACAGGACCTTCTGCAGGAGCGGATGCAGTAAATCCTCCCGTTCC